GTTAGAGGTAGAGATGCAATCTATGTTTGGACAGATACATCTTTATTTACAATGCGTTTCATTGGTCCACCATTTACATTTGGTTTTGCACAAGTTGGAACGAACTGTGGATTGATAGGACAGAACGCTGCATTAGAAGTAGATGGAGCTGCATATTGGTTATCAGATAATGGTTTCTTTAAATACTCTGGTAATCTTGAGACTATGACATGTTTAGTAGAAGATTATGTATTTGATGATATTAATACAACTGCCTCACAACTTATAAATGTAGGTTTAAATAATTTGTTTGGTGAGATTACTTGGTTTTATCCAACAAATTCTTCTGAAGTTGTTAATAGATCAGTCACTTATAATTATATGGAGTCTTCTCCACAAAGACCAATATGGACAACAGGTTCTTTAGCTAGAACAACTTGGGTTGATTCATCTGTATTTGGTTTACCTCATGCAACATCTTTTAATGCATCAGGAACATCTTATGATGTTGTTGGAAATACTGAAGGAGCTACAACATACTATCAACACGAAACAGGAACGGATCAAGTTAAGTCTGCAGCAACAACGACTGTAGCTGCTAATATAGAATCTGGAGATTTTGATATTACAAGAGGCCAGGGCGGAGGAGCTGATCTTAGAGGAGATGGAGAATTTATTATGAAGATAAGAAGATTTATACCAGACTTTTTATCTCAAACAGGAAATACACAAGTAACTTTAAATTTAAGAGATTATTCAAATAACTCACAAGCAAGTTCTCCCCTTGGACCCTTTACAATTACTTCATCTACGACTAAAATAGATACAAGAGCAAGAGGTAGATCAGTAGCTTTAAAAGTAGCAAATACAGGGTCATCTCAAGATTGGAAATTAGGAAGTTTTAGGTTAGATATACAAGCAGACGGAAGAAGATAATGGCAAAAATAGTATTAGCATTTACAAGACCTAGTAAAGAATACAGTCAACCAGTGGCTGATGCTTTAATTAGAGATCTTGACGGATTAGTACAAAAATTAAATTCTACCTTTCAACAAGATTTAAGAGAAGAAACACAAAGATTAACATGGTTTAGTACAGGGGGAAGTAGTGGCTAATAGATATAAGAACGCACAATTTGATTTAAACTCAACTAATAAAACGGACATTTATACTTGTCCTTCTAACTCAAGAGCTATTGTACAAAATATACATACAGCTAATGTTGGATCGGGTAATGTAGAGATAAAAGCTTTTATATATGATAATTCTGCAACAACTAGTTTTCAGTTTGCAGAGCATACGGTTAATAGTGGTAACTCTAAATCTATAGCAGATGGCACTATTATATTAGAAGAAAGCGACAAATTACAACTACAAGCAGCTACGGCTGATATTTTTGAAGGCACAGTTGCAATATTAGAGTTTGATAGAACATAGGAAATTATGCAAACATTAAAACCAGAGAAGATAATAGAGACTATTTCTAACTTAAAAACAGGCGAAGTATATAAGGATGATCAAGAATGGAAGGCTAAAAACGTTCCAGAACAAGACATTAGAAGAGATGTCAAAGTTATCATGCCAAGCCTTGATTTATTTGGAAAAACCAAGTAAAGTTACAATTTCAGGTATCAAAAGCCTGCTTTAACAATTAGCTAAATTATGACAATATCTAGAGGACAGATGAACAGACAATTATATCAAGGTGGTGGAATCATGAGCCTTTCAAAAGAAGGTATTGGTGGTGGTGACTACAAAGGTATAGATATGGGTAGTCGAGTTGGTTATGGATTAATTAAAAAAGTTTTTAGAGGAGCTAAGAAAGCAGTTAAAGGAGTAACAGGAGCTGTTAAAGATATTGCAAGTTCTGATATAGGTAAGGCTGCGTTAGCAGGAGCTGCTTTATATTACGGTGGCGGAGGTAATTTATTTGGAGCACAGAGAGCCGGCATGTCTGGTTTTTCTTTTGGTAATTTACCAGGGGCTGGATTTTTTAAAAATGCTGTAATGCCTGGAACAGGTGAATCATTAGCAAGAACAAGTCCTTTTAGTAAATTATTTAGTAAAATTCCAGGCGGCGGTGTAACAGCTGCAATAGGTGGAGCTTCCGTATTAGCAGGTTTATTAACTAAAGCACAAATGGCAGAGATAGATGAAGTTGATCCCGATGAAAGAGGAGATGTTGTTGCAGAAAAATTAAGACAATCATTAACTAGATTAGGTGTTAGTGGAGAAGAATTAGAGAGAAGAGTTGCTGAAGGCGTATCAGAATATACTGGATACACGTCAAAAGCAGAAGGTGGTAGAATAGGTTTTGCTGAAGGTCCAATATTACCTAATGATTCAACACAACCTGTAAATCCTTTTGGACCAAAACCAGGAGACTTTGGAATAGAAGAAGACATCCCAATAAAAATGGCATCTAATGAAATATCAATAGATAAAATAGAAATGTTAATTAAAAGAGGCGCTGACAATGATCTTATAAAAGAATTTACTGGTGCTTCAGATGGTGTAATTGATCAAATAAGAGATGCTATGCAAAGAAAAAACAAAGCAGGTGGTGGTATTATGAATAGAATGAATTACGCGTTAGGCGACACTGCAAGCCAGAATGCTATGCAAGCAGCGGGCATCGAGGGTCTACCTGTAAGACAAAACCCTAAAGGTGTAAAAGAACTAGATTTAAGAGATAATGGTGGATTTATACCGCCAGTTGGTATAAAAGAAAAAGAAGATGATATCCCAGCGATGTTATCGAATAATGAATTCGTATTTACAGCAGATGCTGTACGAGGCATGGGAGACGGAGACGTTGAACTAGGCGCTCAAAGGATGTACGATCAAATGAAAATGTTAGAAAAAGGCGGAAGAGTATAATGGCAGTTCAACAAACACAAGTATTACCAGCACCGTTTATAGAAGCACCGGCAAAAGCTTATCTTGGAGAATTAGAAACAGCTATCGGTGGTATAAAAGATTTAGACGTATCAAAATTATATGGTTCACAATTTGTAGCACCACAATCTGCTATTCAAGCAGAAGCAGAAGCATTAAGAGGTGGTCTTGGAGGTTTCCAAAGTTATTTAACTGACGCAGCTGCATCAACAGGACCGGATGCGTACAAATCTTACATGTCACCATATCAATCAGATATTATTGATACAACATTAGCAGAATACGACAGACAAGCACAAATGCAAATGCCTGCAATGGCAGCAAATGCTGTAGCAGCTGGAGCTTTTGGTGGAGGACGAGAGGGTGTTCAAAGAGCAGAATATCAATCAGCATCAGATAGAAACAGAGCAGCATTACAAGCACAATTATTACAAACAGGTTTTGGACAAGCACAGAATTTAGCTTCACAAAACTTTGCACAACAAATGAATTTAGCACAAGCTGCACCTAGTTTAGTAGGTCAACAGATTGGTGCGCTATCAACTTTAGGTGCTCAACAACAAGCACAATCACAAGCACAGTTAGGTGCTAATCAACAACTTGCTTACCAGCAAGCTTATCAACCTTTACAAGCTGCGCAACAATACGGTTCAGGTGTTATGGGACTTATCTCTGGATACCCACAAAGAGAAACAACGTCTCCAGTAGCGCCAGCGCCATCTCCATTGTCAACAGCTTTAGGAGTAGGATCTACATTAGCAGGTATTTACAGAGCGATAACTCCACAACAAATTAAAATTAATTAACATGAGCAGAATATTAAAAAGACCCATGTTCAGAAAAGGCGGGGAGGTCATGGAAGGTATTATGACTGGAATCAAGCCTAGAGAAAATTTTGCAATAAAAGGTATGTCTGACGATATGATTACTAACGTTAGAGGTAAAATAGATTTAATTGATGCAATAGCTGGTGGTGGAGGACAAGACGGTCTTTCTCAATTTTTAATTGGTGGTGGTTTAAATTTAGTAAGTGGTGAGAATGAAGGTGACACTATTTTACAAACTTTAGATGGAGCATATAAACAACCAACTCAACAATTATTTGCACAACAAGCTAAAGACAAATCAGGCAGAAGAGCTATAGCTGCTTCACTAATTGGTAAAATGGGTGGAGATGATATTTCAAAAATACAAAGAAATGCTAAAAAAATATCTGAGTTAACAGGTAGACCTTATGATCAAGTTCTTAATGAAGGTATTAACAAATTTTTATATAAAGATCCAACAAATCCAAATGAAATTGAAAGAATGGAAAAACAACGTTTTGCTAAAAACATAATGGCAGACAAAGATAACTTTGGTAATATTAAAATTAATCCAGAAGCTATTCCTACGGTTACAAATGAATTTTTTAGAGTTATGAAAAATGATAAAATTAAAGACAAAATAGATATTTCTAAAGTCTTCTTAAATAAAAAAGATTTAAAAAAAGAAAAATCAATAAAAATACAAACAAATGAAGGTCAAAAAAACGCATTTGATGCTTCAGGCATAACAGGATTAGAAAATGGTTATCTTTACTATAGACCAAAAGGTAAAGGTGGATGGGTTATATATAGTGAACAAGATCAAGCTTTGATTCCTGTAAACATATAGAAAGGAGACTAGATGTCTGACACATTTAAATTACCAGAAGGTCTTTCTTTTGAAGAAGAAACTCTTCCTGATCAAACTATTAAAGAAGACATTCCCTTAGTTCCTGAAGAAGCTAAACCTGTAGAAGCAATTCCAGAAAAAATAGAAGAAGATAAAGGCCCTGTATCAAATATATTAGATTCTATAGCAGATCAAGATTCAACAACATTAGGTACAACTTTTAGTATTGCAAACAAAGCAGCACAAATAGCTGCTGGTGAAAGAACAACTAAAGAAACAGAAGTATCATTAATAGAATCTTTGGGTGCAGCTGGTGTAAGTTCTGCAATTAAAATACCAAAAGGTTTAGTTACCTTTGGCACATTACTTTACGATATGTTTCAAGAAGAAGGTATACCTGTAGATGAGTCTTTAACTTATAAATTAAATGAAGCTTTTGATAAAACAACATTAGGTAAAATAGAAAATGCCACTGAAGAAATGGCAGCTAAAACAGCAGCAGGTAAGATAACAGAAGCTATTGGTCAATTTTATGGTGCAGGTAAAATTGCACAAAAAACAGCAATACCTGTTTTAAAAAGTGTAGGGAAGTATTCTAAACAATTAGTTAATTCAATTAAAGGCGGACGTTATGTCAACACTACAAATAATGTTAATGCAGCTAAGGCCATAGAAAAAGCAGCTAAATTAAGTTACGCAGCTAAAGCAAAAAAATTTATACCAATAGCTGTAGGCGGAGGTATTAGCACAGGCTTTATTATATCAGATGAAGAAAACATAGGTACATTTGGTGACTGGGATTTTTTAGATTTTTTACCAACAGGAATGGATAGAGAAAAAAAAGAAACAGCGGCTGATGATGCACAAAGACAATTATTAAATAGATTTAAATTAGGAGCAGAAATTGGTTTTCCAATTATACCTGCAGTTGTTGGTACAGGTAAAATAGGTAAACTTATTGTACAAAAAGGTAAAGACCTAGCTTATAGCGATAGTATGCTAGAAAGATGGGTAGATAGATTTGTTGCTAAACCGTTTAGATCTAGAAGTAATAAGACACAAGAATTATTTGATGGCATACAAAAGTTAGAAGGTAAAAAATCTGCAATTAAATTATTAGCTAAAGATGCATCTAGAAATTTTGATGATAGCATAAGACAAATATCACGAGAAACAAGTGGCGCGGCGCAAGCAATTAAAGACCCACAAGCTATGTCTAAAGTTGTATCTGATTTTATGTTTGCAACTGATGATGTTGTTAGAAAAGGTGGTATAGCTTTTCCTGGTTTTAGTCAATCGAGTAAAAAATTATTTACAGAGTCCTTAAAAAAATTAGGAGTGTCTGATCAATCAATACAAAAAATAATTTTAGATGCTGGTGGATTTAGAAATTCAGCAGCAAATTTAAAAACTTTAATTGGTTCAAGTAAAAATTTAAATGTAAGCGTCAATAAATTAAATCAAATACTTAATGAAAGAGTTAAAAATGTATTAGCTGTTGATTATAAAATGATTGATGACAATACAGGTATCTTTAATGGTTACAGACCTGTAGCAGAAAATATAGATAGAGTTGCAAAAATATTACAACGATATGCAAAAGATAATGGTAAGTCTTTAGATAAAGATACAGCTACTAAATTAGTAAATGATATTACTAAAAATGCATTTAAAGATAAAACAAATAAGGCTCTAGTTTTTGATATTGGAGAACAAAGTGCTTTAGCTGATAAAGCTGTTCAAAGAGTAAACATTGGTAAATATATAACAGCAGGTAAATTTAAGCCTGATGGTAGAGGTGGTTTAATACAAAAAAAATCAGATCTTCAAGCTTTTAAAGATTTATTTGGTGAGTACAGAAATGCACAGAATGGCATATTTAATACTATGTCAGATTTAGCAGAAACTGTAGCAAGAGATGAGTTTTATACAGGTCTAAAGAAAAGCTCAGAAAATATTGCAAAACAATTAAAAGCAGGAGCTGATGCAGGACAAATAGGAAGACCTATATTTTTTAGAAATTATAATGACGCTGTAACAAGATTACCTAATCAAGAAATTATCAAACAACCTTTAAAATTAAAAACAGCTTTACCAGAAACAATTTACAGTAGTCCTTTAGATGGTTATTTTACAACTGCTCCATTTGCAGAAGCTATAAGAGTAGGGGACGCTGTAGTAGGTAGTTCAATAACAAGAAGTTTACCTTATAGAATGTTAATGTTAATTCCAAAAGGTGCAGCACAAGCAGCTAAAACAGTTCTTGGATTTTTTACACACGCTAGAAATTTTTTTTCTTCTATGTTTACTACAGTACATAGTGGTAATATATTAATACCTCCTGCAAAAATTGTAGAGTTTGCAAACAGAGCACGAAAAGCTGTGCAACCACAATTGTTATATAGATTAACAGGTAATCCAAAATACAGGAATCAACCTCAAGATCAGGCTATGTACAGATTCTTATTAGAAGAAGGTGTGGTAAATCAAAACATCACAGCTAGAGAAATAGAAGGTATGTTTGGCGACATAGCTCAAATAAGAACTTCTGATGCTAATTTAGATAAATATTTTAATAAAATATTAAACACAGCAACAAGTAAATTTAAAAAAGCATATGGTGTTGCTCAAGATTTATACACCGCAGAAGATGATGTATTTAGAGTTTATAATTTTTTAGCAGAAAACTATAAATTAAGTGATGCTTTTGATGTTGCAATTAAAAAAGGTTTAAAAGATGCAACAGGTAAAGCTATTGTAAAACCTAATGATTTAGAGCTTATGAAAGAAGCAGCTCAAATTGTTAGAGAAACAGTTCCTAACTACGCTTATGTTTCTGATTTTGTAAAAAGTGTAAGACGATCTCCACTTGGAAGTTTCGCAGCCTTTCCAGCGGAAATATATAGAACAGGTGTTAACACTACCATGAGATCTATAAAAGAAATTAATGATCCAATTAGAAAAAGTATTGGTTATAAAAGATTAGTAGGTCAGGGAACTACCTACGCTGTCTTACCACCGCTTGCAGTAGAAACATATAGAGGTTTGTATGGAATAACAAGAGATCAGTTATCGGCTATAAGAGAAGTGTTACCTACATGGTCAGAAGATAATACTATCCTACCTATTTATGAAGATGGTAAATATAAATACATAGATTTTAGTCATGGTTTCTTTTATGACACAATGTTACAGCCTGTGCAAACAACACTTTCTCAGGTTCAAAAAGGTATAACTAATGAAGAAGCTTTAGTTCCTGGATTATTAAATGGAATAACTAAATCGTTTGGTAAAGTTTTAGAACCTTTTATTCAAGAAGCAATTTGGACAGGAGCTGTTTTAGATCTTTTTGCAAGAAAAGGAGTAACTAATGATGGTAGAAAAATATGGAATGATAGAGATGAATTAGGTGATAAATATGCAAAAGCTTCTCAACACGTAGCTTATGAACTTTCTGCTTTTTCTATCGCACAGATTAATAGATTATACAAAGCTGCAATAGGAGAGACTGTTAAGGGAACAGAATATGAAATACCTGATGAATTATTAGGATTAACAGGTTTTAGAAAAGTGCCTATCAATCTTGAAAAAACTTTAAACTTTAGAATACAAGAATTTAAAAGAGATGAACGTGCTGAACGAGGTTTAATTTATGAAGGTACAAGAACAGGTGATCCTGTAAAAGATGAAAATCAAATTATAAGACAATTTATTAAAGCTAATAGACAAAGACTTGAAACGTTTAATAAAATGAGAAGATTATATGATGCTGTAAAAGTTTTGGGTATGAGAGATCCAAAAATAGCAGAAGAGTTTCAAGATCAAAATTCTTTACCTTTATATAATTTTATAGAAGACAATCAGTTTAAACCTTTCTCTGTAAGTAGAAACGTTCTTAGAGGTTATTTAAAAATGTCAGAAGAAAAAGGTATACCTAATCCTTTAAATGATAGAGTTCTTGATAAATTAGAAGAAATACAAGAAAAACTTCAAGACGATCAACAGTTAAATAAACCTTTTGTTATCAACGAGGAAGATTATTTATTACCAGAACCAAACACTAGCATGGTGCCACCATTACCAGAGCAACCACAACCTAATGTTTCTGTAGCGCAATCTACACCGAATGTTATGCAAACTGGCTTGACACCTGTCGAAACTGCTTTATTATCAGAAGAAGAGAAGATGATAGCTCTTAAAAACAGAGGATTAGTTTAATGAATGATTTAGATAAAGCTCAAATGATGGCTCCAGAAGGTGAGTTTCTTGCTTACATCAACCCTAAAGAAGCAGGTATTTTAAAAGCTTTAGGTGGTTCAGGAAAAATGACCGCTATGGGTATACCAAGTTTTACAGAAGATGAAGAAGACACAGGAGATGTATCAAATCCTGGAAGCGGTGG